TTCGCTATGCAAGATTTATCAAAAGCAATAGCAGCTTTATCCGAACCACAAAGAAAGAAGATTTTTAAGGATGGTGCATGTTTTATGAATTTGGAAGTAATATATCCAACATCCGTAAACGTAATCCCTTACAACCAACCCCTATTAGTATTTCATGGTACATTTGAATATGATGATGCTGGTACTATTGTAGGTGAGAACCAACAAGCAGCATCTATATTAGGTGGTATGATTAAGCAAGTAAATGCGCATGTACAATCTAAGTACACAATACAAGGACCACCAATGACTAAGTTACCTAAATCAGAACAACTAGCCAAATTACAAGGAAAGTATTTAGGAATGATTTCTAAATTACAATCGGAGTTTGGACTATCTGATAATGATGGTGTGGGAGAATACCATCAGGCTTGGTGGAGTAAGTTTGTAGAAAAAGGTGGAAAGAAATTAGATGCACAAGAAAAAATAGGATTAGTAAAGAGATGGGCATTCGGTGATAAATCATTCAGAATAGCAACAATACAAGACCCTAAATTAAAAGATTGGGCTGAGCAAACTGATAAACAAGACCAACAAAAGATATCAAAACAAAACCTAATGAGATTTGAGGAGATATTCTTAGGAGTTGGTGCCGATGTATTATCATTTATGAGCTCGGTACTTACGGCAAATCCAGAATCAGCAAAAAGACAAATGGTAGCACGTTTGGAATCTACGATTCAACAAGTAAAAGCAAGTGGTGACCCTAAAAAGATTGAAAAACTTAAATTAGAACTACAACGTTTAAACGCATTAGGTGGATTTGATAAAATTGTACCAAACGAAGGTATTGTATTTGTATATAATGGTAACACCTACAAACTAACAGGTGCATTCGCACCGCTTAACCAAATTTTAGGAATATTTTTCGATAGTTAATTGTTTTCTTGATTTTGATATACTTATATATACAAATATATCGTAAGTAATATGGCAAAGGAATTCAATAAAAAGTTTATGCATCCAACTCGTAGAAAGTTGGTAAATATGGTATTGAGTGGTGGTGAGTACGAAAAAAACACACAAATATCATTTTCAGGAGCAGATAAAGAAATTATAAAACGTAAGGTTGGTGAAAAATGGACAGATGAAAATGGCAAATCTTGGGAACAAACCGAAGGTGGTAGAATAGAATTTTCGGAATTGGGTGATATTATGGCTGAAACAAGAGCTTACTTAGATAAGTTAAACAGTTGTAAAGCAGATGATTGTAACACAATTAAATTAGGTAGAGTAGATAAAAAATTAATATCTAAAACTGGATATTGTATAACTTGTTTAGCAAAAAGAGAAGCTCAAATTAAATATGATGGTTTGTGGGAAGCATATGAAGATTATAAAATATACAATAATATGATTGCATATGGTAAGGATGTAGTAGCTCAATTCCAACAGGCTTATAACGATGCCAAACAAACGTATGACATGGTTCAAGAAGATGGTACGATTGAAAAATGGAGTATGGAGCGAAACGTAGATGAACTTAAAGCTGAGATACTAACGGATATTACAAATTTTAAAGAAGAAATCCAACAGGCAACCAAACTAAGAAACGAAGCGTGGGATAAACTAAAAGATAAAAGTTACGATTTAGTTAAACCACCTATCGATTAATATGAGTACTGGTATAACACAAAAGAAATCTCTAAAAGAGATAGTAGCAGAAGAATACAAAAAGTGTGCGGTAGACCCGATTCACTTTATGAAGAAGTATTGTATGATTCAGCATCCTGTTAGAGGTAAGATACCATTTCACCTTTTCCCATTTCAGGAAAAAACTCTAACACAATTTAAAGATAATCGATTTAATATAGTTTTAAAATCACGTCAAACTGGTATCTCAACCCTATCGGCTGGATATGCACTTTGGAAAATGATATTTAATTCAGATTATAATGTATTGGTTATTGCAACAAAACAAGATGTTGCAAAGAACTTAGTAACAAAGGTAAGAGTAATGCATGAATTACTTCCCGGCTGGCTTAAAGGAGGTTCTTTGGAAGATAACAAACTTTCCCTTCGTTTAAATAATGGTTCTCAAATTAAGGCTATTGCATCATCTCCTGATGCAGGACGTTCTGAAGCCTTATCACTTCTTATATTTGATGAGGCCGCCTTTATTGATGATATCGATGAGATTTGGGTGGCAGCTCAATCAACACTATCAACGGGTGGAGCTTGTATAGCACTTTCTACTCCTAATGGTGTGGGTAATTGGTTTCACAAAACTTGGTTAAACGCAGAAGAAGGTACTAACCCATTCAATACAATTAAATTACATTGGACTTTACACCCTGAAAGAGGTGAAGCTTGGAGGGCTGAGCAAGAAAAACTATTGGGAGCAAAGAAAGCAGCCCAAGAGTGTGATTGTGACTTCGTATCTTCCGGTGATACCGTAATTGAACCGGAACTATTAATGTTCTATAAAGAATCATTTTGCCAAGAACCATTAGAGAAAACTGGGTTCGATGGTAATTTATGGAGATGGGAATACCCAACTGCAAATGGTTCTTATATGGTTATTGCGGACGTAGCTAGAGGAGATGGTTCGGATTATTCCGCAGCGCACGTTATGGAAATAAACACTTGTACACAGGTAGCCGAATATAAAGGTAAGGTTGATACAAAAGATTTTGGAAACTTCTTAGTTGAATTATCCACACAATATAATGATGCACTACTTGTAATAGAGAATGCAAACATTGGTTGGGCTTGTATTCAGCAGGTGATTGATAGAGCATACAAAAACCTATTCTATATGAGTAAGGATTTAAAGTATGTGGATGTAGAAAATCAAATGAGAAACAAATACCGAGCAGATGAAAGGCAGATGGTAGCTGGATTTTCTACCACATCTAAGACTAGACCCCTTATTATTTCTAAATTAGATGAATACTTTAGAGAAAAAGCAGTGACTGTTCGTTCCAATCGTTTAATAGATGAGTTATTTACTTTTATATTCAACAATGGTAGGGCTGAAGCTATGAAAAGTTATAATGATGACTTGGTAATGGCATTTTGTATTGGATTGTGGGTTAGAGATACCGCACTTCGTTTAAAGCAAGAAGGTATTGATTTAACTAAAAGGGCTATGGGTGGTATATCATCAAACATGCAACACTCCGGTGTATATGGTGGTAGTAATATGGAAGATAATCCATGGAAGATGCAAATTGGGGATAGTATGGAAGATTTAACTCAATGGTTGTAGGGTTTTGATAAATTACCATATTTATGTTATATAATGTCAAAATACAAATTCTATGATTAGATTAACAAATATCCTAAATGAAGATGAATATGTAGATAATGCATATTCTATGGGGGATACTCCGCAAGATAATCCAATTGATGATTATGATGAATTGGATGTTGAGCAAGAAGATATGGATGATTTTATTAACTTTTTAAAATCATACTCAAACGAACTAACTGAAGCTAATTGTCCTTGTGTATTCGAAGCAGAATATCAGGGTAGAGAAGTAAAATTGGGTAAACCAATGCAGGGTGATGTTAAGAAATTTAAGGTATATGTTAAGAATCCAAAAACAGGTAAGGTAATTAAAGTAAACTTTGGACAGAAGGGAATGAGTATTAAGAAATCAAATCCAGCTGCTAGAAAATCATTTAGAGCTAGAATGAATTGTGATAATCCCGGTCCAAGAACAAAAGCAAACTACTGGAGCTGTAGAAAATGGTAAAATAAATTATGGCAGAAGAACAACAAATAGACGATAGGAATTTCTTTGGTAGACTTAAAAAACTATTTTCAACCAATGCGATTGTAACGGTTGATAAAGATGGTAAGAGAAAAGTTGTAGATACTGAAGACCGTCAATATAATACTAACTTCGTAAATCTTAGAGATAGATATACAAAGTTACAAAGGTCTTATTATGAAACTCAGCAGGGTGCTCAATCAATGGCATACCATCAAGTTCGTAGAGAACTTTTTAGAGATTATGATGCTATGGATAGTGACCC